TCTCTCAACCGCTTCATGCCAACCCTCGTCCCCCAAACTCTGTTCAGTATAGGTACATCGAATCCTATTAAGTTGTGCCCTACTATCGTGTCTGCCTTGTTTAGCAAGGGTATTAATGTAGTTGATGTAGTGTGACATATGTACTCGTCTGTCTCGCTGTTATGTGTGTAGCAAAGCCATATTTTGTTATGACTACTATCCGTCTCTATGTCCAGTGTAAGTACCATTATAACTTCTCAAGTTCAATCTCCACTAGTTTAGCGTACCCACCAACATCATGCCAGCTGTCAGCATAGAACGGGTCGCCGTTAGATATACGTGCTAGTTTGTTACAGATTAAATCTAAACTTTCTTGCATGTACGGCTCCATTATAACCCAACTGGGCGCTGTACGCAACACATTCTTTAACAATTGTGATGTTTCTGCCACCTCTTTATACTCACCATAGCGCTTACCGCGTGTATCTAATGTTTCTTGTATGTCGTTCATCTGTTCCACATCTCTTTCATTTTAAGTTCATGCTCTGCTAACTCTCGCTTGCGTTCCTCTTCATCTATCCGTATGTCGAATATCTTGTCAGCTAACAACGCCCTCTCTAGCTGTGTTAGCGGCGGATATCGTGTCTTATCACTCATGTTCGTACATCGCTCTAACTAAGTGGTAGAACTTAATCAACTCTTTGTCATACTTACAAGCCCAGTCCACTACCTCACCCTCCGGCTTGTAACTCTCATCCTGCCACATACAAAAGCCAGCCTCTTCGGCCAAGTCTTTAATCTCCTCTGTGAACTCTGGGTCAGCTTCATAATCAGGTGCTAGTTTCTTAGCCTCACCAATCCCCGCCTGAATAGCAGTGAGGATTCCTAACCGCGTCAAGGCCGATACTGCCTCTGGTGGAAAGTCAAACTGGTAGACAGCACTGCCATCTACATTCTCACGTAATAGGGTTACGTTGCCCGTTCCTTCATCATTCATAAGTTACCTTCTCTTTTGCACCAGACAGCTTTGCCATCTTTGTTAATAAATCATTCAACGGCTCTAACATCATAACCCTACAACAGCTAAGTGTAATGGGGCTGAACTCAGTACCGCTATCACTCTCTTCCACTCTGTTCAAATACTTATCAAAGAGTTCTTTAACAAGCCCTTGCAGTATTAAAGCATCCTTTTCATTACGCATCTCGGCGCCTATTTGCTCATAGTCCATCACCACTCACTTTCATCAGCAACATTGACAGTCATCGTAGTACAAAGACCATTGTATACTGTCAGCCAACTCATTGTTATGATAGACCCGATACCTGAGCTGCTATCACATTCAATGGTTATGTCAGATACAATGTTGTTTAGTTCTACAACATCGTTAATCTTTTCTACAGCACTAGGTAACAGTGTTATTTTACTCATAAGTTCTTCTCCTTTAGTTTTGCTTCAATAAACTGTGCAAACTCAAAAACAGTTGGGCGGTCTGGCAAATCCCAAGAATCAACATCTATTTGCGTCAGCCCAACCCAAGGCTTGTGTGTTTCCAGCGGTGCACCTTCATACATATCTTTGACGGAAACAGGGTCGCTGCTCATGTGTTCTTCTCCTCTTGGTAAAACTCAGCTTGGTCTTCTTTGTCCATTTGAGCAAAGGTCTGAAAGTGGTTCTCACCGCAGCAGTGAAACCGAACCTTCTCTTGTCCGCAGTAACAGCAATATTGCGTGTCGTCTGCTAATAGTTCTTCTCGTGTCATAGTGGTTCATCCGATAATAATGTTGTTTCAGACAGTATACCATTCTTCTGGTCATATAGCAAGCCAAATTTCATACCTGTTGCACGCCCCGTAAACCTATCCTTAAGCACCCTAAAGGTAGTTGTTTGACGCTTTATAGGGTCTTCCTCTTGCTTGTTACGCTCTAATCCAAACATGTAGTGACTCCACCTTGCAATTGACCTACTACCCGTGAAGTGCTTCTCCATCACCCGACCCCCTTCTTCGTGTGGCTTACCATCAGGCGTGGTTAAGTGACTAATGAAGTGAATGATAACACCCAGCTCCTGCGCCAACCCTGCCATATCTGCCATGATACCGTCTAGTGCCCTACGCTCGTCCTGTTCGTTCGCTGACAAGGCTGTTAGGTGGTCTAAATAGATATGCTCGATGTCATATGCCTTGTTAAAGTATTTGATGATACTCTTGATGGTCTTCCAATCCATCGTGCCGAAGTGCTCCATCATGTACAGTTGATCGCGGTTCTCCAGCCTATCAATCGATTTAACATACTGGTCTCTAGTCCATTCGCCATCAGGTATGTGATATAACTTCTTGTCCAGCTTACCCATCACACGTTGTGCGGTTTCAACTACGTTCTGCTCTAAATAGATAACACCTACCTTCAACCCTAGCGTATCAATGTCATACGCTATTTGCTGGGTGAATATATCAGTCTTACCAACCCCGACACCTGCACCGAAGCCGAACAACTCACCCTTACGCCGCCCATACGTCAACTCAGTCAATGTAGGGAAGCACCACGGCACACCCGCCACAGGAGGCATCAGTAGGCGGTCGCGAATGTCCGCCATCGTAACAATACCTTCAGGCTTATATTGTTCTGCCGACCACCATGCTTTAACGTAATCTACCTCATGTCTATCTGTTAAGTAATCACATGCATCTTTATAATCAACTGAATTCTTAATTACACGTGCTTTATTTCCGAATAACTCAGCCACCTCTGCCGATGCCTTCAACCCAGCCTCATCTCCATCAAAGGATATAACAATACAATCAAACGAATCAAGCCACTCGAACTGCTCTTTGCAATCCCCCAGTGCGCTACCTGCTCCTGTGCGAATACTAACAACGGGATAATTACCTAACATTTGGTATGCTGCTAATGTATCATATTCACCTTCAGTAATAGTTACATATTTACCGCCCTTTGTAAATAACTGTTGACCGAATAACAATGTCTTCTGTTTATCTCCTTCGAACCACATCTTCTTTTCTACGTTACGAACCTTCTGACCTTGAATGTTACCGGTCTTGCTGTAATAGGGAAATATAGTCAAGTCGTCCGTTTGAGTAACATTATACTTGGTGGCTGTTGCAAAGGTTATCCGTCTATCCTTAAAACCCCCTACAAACGCATCAGGACGCTCTGTAACGCCTTTTATGGGCTTAGGTGATGGCATAGGTAGGGTAGTGCCCTCTGAACCCGTAGCGAGCCTCGTATACTTACCGCATGAAAAGCACTTAGTCGACCCATCTAGGTTAACAGTTAACCCTTTCGATGATTCGCAGTCAGTGCATTGTTTATGTGTTGCCTCATAAGTCATAACGTCCAGCCCTCGTGTAACACTTCCATTGCCTCTATCTCGGCAATCGTTAACGCTCTGCCTTTCTTTTCTATAAAGAGGTTGCTTAGAAAATCATTCATACCAATTGAAGCAATTAACTCATATGCATCACTCAATGTAGCGTAATGTATATATTCGTCATAGTCTTTATTAGTCATCTGTTTATATCCTTTATTTAATTAATTAGCCTATATACTACATACTATATAGGGGTTGCTTAGAATAATATTAATAGATTATAAGCAACCCTAATTAGTTGTTATAGTATTCATAGGCATTATAGTCGTCATAGTCTATATAGTCTATGATAGCAAAATCCATGCCAACTTCGTGTGTTATATCCCCCTTAGTAATAACTTCTACATCATCCATAAAACTATAACACTTTAAGCATACGTCCATGTAGTCATTAGTAGCTACACTACGCACTGCTAATTCATAGGGTGTTAATATTACATTGCAACAAGTACATCTAGACATTTAATCCTCCATTATCAAAACAATTAAACCAGTTATAGCTAATATACATATTGAAATTAACATTGATTTACCTTTACTTTAACCAATTTAAATACCTCAGGGTCGTTGTTATTTACTTCAAGCCAGTCAATTGCAATTAGCCTTTCCGTGGTTTGAAATACAATTACATTAGTCCACTTAGTCAATATTTGATACATACTGATTCGCCTTTATAGCTTTGTTTAAATTAGTTAACATCTTATTGATAGTATTAAGGTCTAAACAACAATGATTTCCATTTATAGATATGTTAACACCGTTGTCAAACTCTTGGCATGATTCACTCAATAACATCATACCATCGTCCCCATCAGTGTATAGCAGTTCAGTCTGTTCGTCCTCATTAGTAGCTACTGCAATAATGTAGGCTGGTTCAAAAGAGCGTGACCATGCATATAGACCCTCTACACTCATATTAAACTTTAAACCCAGCTGCTCATAGTCCCAATCATCATACTGCGACATGTGTTACGCCTCCCAATGTTACTGATTGTATCGTGGCCCTGTTAACGGCCCTGTAGCCCTTTGAAACGGTATCGTATAGGGTTATATACGTATCAGGGTTTAAAGTGCTTACACCACCCTTCAGATACTTTGTAACACCCAGCCTGCCATTCATAACCCGCAGCGAACCATCACGTTTTCTAAATGTTACTGAAACAAACCGGCCTGCACTGGCCAACAATAATTCATCAAGCATATATACACCTCTTTTCTAATATGTCATTTTTAAACCACGCCAAAGCCTCTTTCGATAACGCTTTATAGATATCTATTACACTATCACGGATATATACGCTGACAATGTATGCGTTTAAACTGTCCGGCGATAGCTCATATTCCACGTCATACCGTACACCCCAGTATGTTATCGTTTTTGTATGCTCGCTCATGTTGTTAACCCACGCACCAAAGCCGCCACGTGGTGCATACGCGCTTGCAATGTGATAGACCTAGTGATGCGCCACTTAGCAGCTTGTACGCTCTTAACGGGTCGTGTAGTTTCAGTGTACGGGTTGACTAGTGCCACGCTGTTTACATGTTGCACAACTAAGAATTGTTTGTATGTGATAGTTTTCATTGTAATAATCTCATTGTCGGGTAAAAGCACCCACGCAAACCCGTCTAAAGGGCTTGCATTGATGTTTTCAGTCTAGATAGTATAACTGGTCTTGAATGGATGTCTTAACATGCTCTGATAGCACGTCATATAGGTCATCCGTGCTGTCTAAATGTATAGACTGAATATCAATATACACCTCGCCTTCCTCGCCTTGTTCGCGAGTGTAATAAACTCTAAAATGGTATCCGTTTGTTCGAATGTATGAGGTTTGAATAGTCATTACTGTACCCAAACATCAAAGTACATAGCCAATAGCATAACGCCCAAGCCTAGCATTAAAATATAGGCGCATGCGTTTGTCACCCAATGAATTAATGTTTTCATGTCATCCCCTAATAAAGGCAAAAACGCCCACGCAAACCCGTCTTAAGGGCTTGCATTGATGTTTTTAGTTGCGAGAATAGTGCACAGGCCGTTCGTATAACCCGCGTTCATCCCTATAGATAGACACATAATGACCATACCGCGTATCGTCATCAAATGTAAGCGTGCGTGTCTCGTTATAATTTATAGGCGTACAGTCCCACATATGCGCTATGCTTTCTGCGTCTAATGCTTGTTGCAGCGTCTGAAATTTATTTTGCATGATAACCCTTAGTGCTGTTTGTAGCTAACATTAGCCACTGTTTTGTCCCAGCATGCGCGACAATCGCCACAAACGTTTTTACGTGTGTAAGCTTCGCATAGTGTACCAATTGGGGCGTTTTTATTGTGTACTGTGCTTGTATGCGTAAACGTAGGCGCGTCACCGTCTACCATAGCGCCCGACAGCCGTACGACTAGGTTATCAGGGAACGCGCCGAACGTATCAATAAATTTATTGATTAACCCTTTCTCTTTTGTGGGTAGCCAGAATGAGACAGCAGGCAAAGCCTCACAGACGGCCACGATGTTTAACAAGTGCTGGAAGCTTTGAACGTCGCCGCTATCATGCCACCTAAAATAAGTAGTCTTGGAATGACCGATTTGCTTGACCATGGCGGGAACCCAGTCCTTGTGATACAGGCTAGCTGCACGTGTGATGTGGGCTTTGACTACGCTTGGGTAGCTATAGTTGGCTTTTAGTGCATAGCAACCGTGGCATACGCTACCAATTATTTTAGCGAGCTTGCTACCTACTTTACAGCCGTGGGCGCTTATACCGTATGAACGACCGGGCATCTTGCTAGGGTCGCCTAATGAGCCCGCTATGGCCTTGGCTGCTTTAAGAGTTAACGTGCGTGTAGTCATGGTTTACCTTGTCTAGGTTAGTGGTTGAGATAACTAGTATAAGTTATCAAGGAAAACCCCACATATTGTAGGGGCTTCGCTGATTACTCTACCCTAATTCTATTATACGCTGCACATCATGAAACAGCGTGACAGCCGCGTGACCTTCAACATCTCCTGACATACTAGTATAGTCACCACGCTCAATTGTAAGTCGCACACCATTCATGTCTGGGTTATGTTTCAAGGCCCAGTCAATATGTTGCTGCACTTTTTTAAGCACAGCACTGCTAGTGTTATATTCTATAGTTAAAATCATGGTTTACCTTGTCTTGGTTAGGGTTGTTAGGCTTGCTGTATCGCTTGCCATGGTTCTATTGTATCGGGTTTGAGTGGCTTGTCAACACCTATTTACTAGGTGTTTTCCCTGATAACTTACTTTGTCTTGAAGCCTTCGGCGCGAAGGTAAGCAACTTCGTCGGCACTAGCCAAGCACATAGCCATCATGTGTTTGAGTATGTATGCTTGTAAACGTGCGCGTGTCTTGTCGGTCTTGTTAGCTGCGTAAGCGGTCAGTAGTTTGTTCATGATAGTGTTCCTGTCTTGGTTAGCTGCTTCGCGGTGTTGCTTAGCATGGTTCTATTGTATCGGGTTTCAGTGGCTTGTCAACTATTATTTACTAGGTGTTTACCCTTGTGGTATAAATACAACAGACTACATTGTTTCACGTGGAACAGTGGGCTGTCTAATCTATCATGTGCTGCTGTAGTCTGTCTATCATGTGATGCTATAGCCACCCGCTTCAACCCTCACACTCCACAGCTCAACTACTCTTATGTCTTATAGAAGACTACTCTTATGTCTTATAGAAGACTACTCTTATGTCTTATACAAGACTACTCTGGGTGTAAGTGCTCACTATCACCACAAGCTCGCAGGCTCGCAGGCCAATGCCAGCACCATTCTATATAGGGGGCGGGGGAGGGGAACTCGTCGGTGTACTAATTGTAGTACCCGCCCAGATACAAAATAGGTCAAAATAGGGTTTAATTAGGGACATATCAAATAACACCTATATAGACTATAACGGTTGATATCAAACGATAAAAGCACCTAAAGAGATGGTAACAGTCTATAACATTATTAACCACCGGTCGAGATCATCAATACCTAGCCCTAATAACGTCATAGTGGTTGCTTAGGAAAATCGTTAAAAGAAAAGATATGAAAGGTAAGTGTCGCATAGGTGA